TTTCCCGCGGAACCAGTTCGGAACCGGTTTTTTTGGTTTCCCCCCAGACCCCCCTTCCGTCCTTGGGCGCGACACGGTTCCTACGCCCCCCGAAGGGGCTCCGGAACCGGTACGCGCCGTTTCAGGATGGTTGGAATGGTTGCATTGTTTCAATAACGTGTTGTAGTATTGTTTCCGACGCCATCGTGGCGTTCAATCGAGACGCGCCGGATGGCGCAAAGGAAACAACAATGGGATTTTTCGCTCAGAACGGCGGCTTCGCCGATGGCAAGGAATGGGCCAACGTGGAGGCCGGCACCTACAAGTGTGCCCTGGTGGGAGTCGACGTGGTGGATCGCCCGAGCTTCGAGGATCGGACCAAGCTCGAGCCCAACTTCCGGTTCCGGTTCGAGACGATCGAGGTCGGCGACGACAACGGCAACCCGTTCCGGTTCACCCAGTTCACGAAGACGTACTACGGCAACGACATGGCCAAGCTGACCAAGCTTCTGGACTCCATGCTCGGTCGGCGTCTCACCAGCGCCGAGTTCTCCCGGCTCGACATCGACGACCTCAAGAGCCGGCCGTGGTCGGTTACCGTCGATCTGATTCAGACCAACAGCGGGAAGGAGATGAACGTGATCCTCGCGGTCAAGCCCTTTGCCACCAAGGCGGCTCCGAAGCCGGTCCGCAAGCCTCCGGTCGAGGACGACATCGAAGACCCGTTCGCCGAATAGGCGGCCATCATCTCGTCGACGTTCCCCGGCTTCGGCCGGGGACTTTTCACAAGGGATACACCATGAGCAATCGAAACTGGGAGCGACTCGGGAACGCGGCGCTGGCCGTGTTGATCATCTTGGTCGGCGTTGTCTACGCGATGGACGCCGCGGACAGGTACGACGAACGGCTCGAGAAGTCGGCGAAGCTCCGCGGGTGGGATCGATGAGCGAACACTACCGCAAGGGATCGATCCAAGCGATTCAGGTGATCGACGACTGGGGACTCGACTTTGCCCTCGGCAACGTCATCAAGTACCTCGCCCGCTACAAGGACAAGGGTGGCCGGGAAGACCTGATCAAGGCCGCCTGGTACCTCACCTTCGCGATCACCGGCTCGACGCTTCGGGCCGACGCCCACAAGACGGTCCTCGACAAGATGGGGGAGACCAAGTGACCGGGCGCGAAGCGTTCGCCGCGGTGCTGGCCGGATACAAGGTTCGGCGCAACGTCTGGCCCTCCGGTTACCACGTCTGGGTCGAGCGGCTCGAGGACGGCATACCGGTATCGCGATTCTCCGGTTCAAAGCAATGGCGGCTCCGATGCCGGAGCGCCAGCTACATGGCGCACCAGTGGCGCTCGAACGATTGGGAGGTTGTCGAATGAGTGGATCGGAAGCCCTGCAAGCCATGCGCGACGGCAAGCGGGTGCGGCATGGTCGATGGACCAAGGATTGCTGGATCAGCGCATGGCGCGACGACGAGATCGGCGTCTACACCATCATCGCGCACGGTACCCCGATCTTCGTTCGGGACGTTTCGGAGGACAAGGAGTGGATCCTATGGGCGCTCCTCGAGGAAGGCTGGGAGGTTGAGGCATGAAGACGTTCGCAGACATTCAGAAGGAACTCGAGGCCGTCGAGTTCGAGGTCCAATCGACCGCGGCGTCGATGGCAAGACTCTACGCCAGCGTCAACCGCCGGCTCATGGACTACGCCAGCAATGGAGACTGGATAAAGCTTCGAGACCGGATCGCCGAAGCCGAGCGCAAGCTGGCCGACGCCCAGAAGGATCTCATGAACACCAGCGACTGGATCGACCAAATCAAATAAGCCATGCCACGACATCCCAACAGCGACAAGGGGCGCGAGCCCCTTGTCTTCACATCGAGGGTTTGCATCCGCTGCGGGCAGCTCTGCCCATTCGATGACTTCAGGATGAGGACCAACCGGACCAGATCCGGCTACAGCCTGCGCCGCACCTGCATCACCTGCAAGCGCAAGATGGACCGCCTGGTGAAGTGGGGCTACAAAAGATCTCCGGAAAAACGGGAGCAATACAACGCGAGCCGGCGGGGAATACCGCACCGCGGAAACCCAGATCTCACATCCCTCTGCCAGTGGATCAGGCATCGATGCGAGCATTGGCGGGAGGCCGGCGCGATCGATTGCGTCGTCTTCTTGGTGGTGAATCCGCTTGGAGTCCAGAAGGTCCACCAAGGCGTCAACCCGCACCGCTGGTGGAAGGGCAAGACATGGGCGACCCGCGAGGACAAACCCGGCATCTCGATCCCGCAGGGTGGGATACCGTTGTTGAGGATCGAGAACAGGATGGCCTTCACCCATCCAACCTGCCCCGAGCGATATCGGGACACCGCGCGGCTGGTGAACAAACGGCTCGACCGCATCTTCGAGAGGACGACACCCGACGAATGACCGACAACGACATCGATGATTACGCAGACCAGTTCCTGGCATTGGCCAAGGACGCGATGCAACACGGCATTGCCACCTATATCGTCGTCCACACCACCGACCCGATCGCCATGACCAGCCACACCCGGTACGTCAACACCGCCGATCCCGTCCTGGCGATGGGCATGGTGCAAGCCGCCCAGCTCTACGTTCAGGACGAGTTCTTCAACAACGGCGAAGAAGAGGAGGAGAACGTCTGATGCCAAAAACCATCAATACAGCCATCGAGGACGTACCGCTCGCGAGGCTGAAGTTTCACCCGCGCAATGCCAACCAAGGCGACTTCGGCGCGATCCAGCAATCGGTAGAGGCAAACGGCTTCTATGGCACCATTGTCGCCAACAAGCGGACCGGCCATATCCTCGCCGGCAACCATCGATACGCTGTCGCACAGCAGATGGGATTCGAAAAGGTGCCGGTCTCGTGGGTCGATGTCGACGACGAGCAGGAGCTTCGCATCCTCATCGCCGACAACCGCACGACCCGTCTTGGCATTGACAACGAGACGCAGCTCGCAGAGCTTCTGTCGGAGCTGGCGGCAACGCCGGCGGGATTGCTCGGCACCGGGTTCGACGGCGACGACCTCGACGATCTGATAGGCAAGCTGGCTGGTGAAACAGAGGAATTGCTCGGCGATCCAGACGAGGTGCCGGAGCCGCCGGACGATCCGATCACGAAGCCGGGCGACCTGTGGATTCTCGGAGAGCATCGCCTACTTTGCGGCGACTCGACGAAAAGCGAAGATGTAGAGCGGCTGATGGCAGGGGCAAAGGCTGATCTGTGTCTGACAGACCCGCCGTACGGACTTGGAGATACTACCAGCGACAAAAATAACTACAACGAATACGACGACACCAGGGCTAATCTTATAAAGACAATCAGCGGTTTTTTCCCGCTTGCAAAGAGTGTCGCAAAGTGCGTCGTATTCACGCCAGGAAACGGCAACACATCGCTCTACGAATCGCCAACTTGGACAATGGCATGGTTCACGCCTGCTGGTGTTGGGAGAGGGCCGTGGGGCTTCTGTTGCTGGCAGCCGATTCTTTGCTATGGCAAGGACCCAAAGCTGGCAAAAGGCAAAGGATGCCACCCGGACGCTCTGACTCATACGGAAACGTCGGAAAAACTTGGACACCCATGTACGAAACCAATCAAGTTGTGGTGCTGGCTAATGGAAAGAACTAGCGAAAAAGGCGAGAAAATCTATGAGCCATTTGGCGGCTCCGGAACGACGCTGATCGCCGCTGAGCAACTGGGCCGCAAATGCTACAACATGGAGATAAGCCCGCAATATTGCGACGTGATCGTCAAGCGGTGGGAGACATTGACCGGCCAGAAGGCCGTCCTGGAGGCCGACAATGCCGAGGCCGAGTAAACGCACACCAGAGCGCGAAGCACGTCTTTTCGAGGCATTGCGCGCCGGCAACACACGCAGGGCATCATGCTCTTATGCTGGTATCGATCAAGATACGCTGATCCGTTGGATCAATCGATTTCCAGATTTTGCGGAGGCCGTAGAAAAAGCAGAGTCGGATGCGGAGATCCGCAACGTGGCCATCATTCAGAAGGCCGCGTCCGACACTTGGCAAGCCGCCGCCTGGTGGCTCGAGCGCCGGCGATCGGCAGACTACCGACAACGGCACGAGGTGGCGGGGCCAGACGGCGGTCCGCTCAAGGTCGTCGTTGAGTACGCCGAAGATCCATGCCAGACATCAAGCTGATTCTGCCGCGGCCGCATGAGGCGCAGGTCACGATCCTGCGGGAGGCTCGGCGCTACAACGTGCTGGCATGCGGTCGGCGTTTCGGCAAGACCACACTCGGCGGCAACCTCTTGGCCGATCCGATCCTCAAGGCAGCGCGATCGGTCGCGTGGTTTGCTCCGACCTACCGATTGCTCGAAGAGGCGTACAACGACCATAAGCGGATCTACCAGCCGGTGATTCGGCGCGCGGTCCAGACGCCGGCACCGCGCATCGAGCTGATCACGGGCGCGGCGATCGACTATTGGACGCTGGACGATCCCAGCACGGTCGCCCGCGGACGCAAATACCAGCGGGTGGTTATCGACGAGGCCGCGATGGCACGGCACCTCGAGCAAGCTTGGACGGAGGCGATACGGCCGACGCTGACCGACTGGCGCGGGGACGCATTTTTCTTGTCGACACCGAAGGGTCGGAATTACTTCAGCGTCCTCTACGATCTGGCAGAGGCCGATCCCGAGTGGGCGCGGTGGCAGATGCCGACGACCAGCAACCCGTACATCGATCCCGGCGAGGTCGAGGCCGCGGCGTCGAGCCTCCCCAGCATTGCGTACCGGCAGGAGTACCTCGCCGAGTTTGTGGACGCCGCCGGCGCTCGCATCAAGCGGGAGTGGATCAGGACCGGCACCGCGCCCGACGGTCTGGACTGCTCGATCGGCGTCGACCTGGCGATCAGCACCAAGGCCGAGGCCGACTACACGGCGGCCGTGGTGCTATCGCGCGGGGACGACGGCATGGTCTATATCCGAGACGCGGCTCGCATCCGCGCACCATTTGACGGCGTCCTGCGTTTCGTCGAGCAGATGTCCGCGAAGTGGTCCCCGACGTCGATCGGCATCGAGCAGGTCCAATACCAGGCGGCGGTGGTCCAAGAGCTTCTACGGCGCACCAAATTGCCCGTGCGGGGAATCAGGCCGGATCGCGACAAGGTGACCCGCTTTGGGCCGCTGGAGGCCCGATACGAGCAGGGTCTGGTCATACACGCACCCGACCTGCCGGCGTGGTTCGCCGACGAGCTGCTTTCGTTCCCGGTCGGTCGGCACGACGACTGCGTCGATGCCACGGCCTACGCCTGGCTGGCGCTGGGCTCGAGACGGAGCTTCGCCGCCGTCTGATCGTTTTGTTGGTGTCACCAAAATGGTCACCAGCTCCCCCCGATAAGTCGCCAGCTCCCCCCGATCGCGCCGGCGCTCCCCCCGATCCGATCTGAAAATAAATCGGCACTATTTTCGCCGAACCCTTGCACCCATATAAACCGTGCCGTATTATATCCCCGTCGGCACCACCGACGAGGAGTACAAAGATGAGCATTGAAGAGATTCGGAACTTCGTTCGCGCCCTGCGGGCCGGACTGTCGGTATATGATTGCCCTCTCGCCCTGCGCGACGTTTCGCCGGCGATTGACTCCGCGCTTCTCGCGTTCCAAGTCCTGCCGAATACGCAACACCGCATCGCACTCGGCAACGCTTGCATCCGCTACATCAAGGCCA